GTCTGATTTGTGGCTCCTTGCGGTTCATGGCCTCACCCGGCACGTCAATCGGCGGGCAGATGGGGCAGCCTTGGTCGAGATCAGCCACAAGGGCCGCGATGTGCTTCGAATGATCGCTGAGCGGGCATTCTCCTGATCCATGCGCTCGAACAGCGATCTCACCTGCCTTCCTGAGTGGAGCGACTTCTTCCGGGCATTCTGCACGGGCGGGACGCTCCATGTCAGGTGGTCGAAACCCGGCAACCGCTGGCAGGCCCAGGTGGTCGAGTTTGAGCGCGATCTCACCAAACCCCTCAACCAAACGCCGGTCGGGCCGATGGCTGAGGGGGACGACCGTTTTGACGTGCTCAAGCAGGCCCTCTCCGAGTGCGGGCGCGAACTAAGCAAGCGGATTTGGGACGCCTTCTATGCGTTCCGAGCCGCAGCTACCGGAGAGCCAGAAGGAATCGAGGATTTGCTATGAACGAAGGAAAACCCCGCCTGCTTATTCTCGGCCACGGACGGCATGGCAAGGATACGGTCGCCGAGATTCTTCGGGCCGAACATGGTTTCAGTTTCATCTCGTCGAGTTATTATCTCGCTGAGAAGGTGGTGCAGCCGGAACTCGATCGCCGGGGCATCAGCTACCCTAGCCTCAAAGCGTGCTATGATGATCGCGGCAATCACCGCGAACTCTGGCGCGACATCATCGCGGACTTCAACGCCGAAGACCCGGCTCGCCTCGCCAAGATGATTCTCGCCGAGTGCGACTGCTACGTCGGGATGCGGACGCCGCGCGAATACGTTGGCTCCCGGCACCTGTTCGACGCGGTGATTTGGGTCGATGCGGCCAGCCGGATCACCGCGCACGATCCTACGATGCAGATTGAGTTCGATCCGGGGGCCATGCACCTGATCGACAACAACGGGGACCTCGACGACCTCTATCCTGCGGTTGCCGACCTCGTTCGATTGATCGATTTTTCCGATCAACGCGCCCTTCTGTGATCGCATTTTCAACTTAGGAGTGAATTTCCCATGACTGGCATCGGCCACAACTCGAAGGATATCGGAATGTCGGAAGCAAGTGATGATCGGCTGCTGCTGCTGATCGAGCGGATCGAGCGGCTCGACGAAGAGAAGAAGGGCATCAGCGACGATATCAAGGACGTTTACGCCGAGGCGAAGGCCGTCGGTTACGATCCCAAGATCATTCGCAAGGTGATCCAGATTCGCAAGATGAAGCCTGACGATCGGAGCGAGCAGCAAGTCCTTCTCGAAACCTATCTCAGCGCCCTCGGCATGAGCATGGCGCTCGATCTGTGATTCCGCCGCGCAACGAAATCAGCGAGGAGCGGCAGTCTATCCTCGCTCACATTGACAGCAAGATCGAGGGCATCAAGCGGCGAGAGAAGGGTGAACTCGGCGACGAGGGTGCCTACGCGCGGCACTGCATGGAAGCCTTGCGGTCGGACATCGAACAGGGATTGGACCAGCCGTGAGCCAGATCGAATTGCTGCAAGGCGATAACCGCGAACATCTGCGTCGCCTGATCGACGAGGGCGTGCGCGTGCATTCCGTCGTCACTGATCCGCCCTACGGCCTCACCAGCGTCGTCAAGCGCTTCGGGAAGGCCAGCGCCGCGCCAGCCAAGCGTCAGGGTAACGACGGGGCGTTCACACGCACCGGAGCGGGCTTCATGGGCCAGCAATGGGACGGCAGCGGTATCGAGCGCGATCCCGAGTTCTGGCGGCTCGTGCATGACATCCTGCTCCCAGGCGGCTTCTGTCTTGCCTTTTCCGGCGCGCGCACCGGCCACTGGCAGGCCGTTGCAATGGAACAGGCCGGATTCATCATGCACCCTATGACGGGATGGGTCTTCGGTTCAGGATTCCCCAAGGCCAAGGACGCGGGCGAAGCTGGCGCCGATTGGGAAGGCTGGAAGTTCGGCGCGGCCTCGCTCAAACCTGCGCTCGAACCGATCTATTTTGCGCAGCGCCCCTTCTCGGAGAAAACCGGGCTGGCGAACTTGCGGAAGCACGGCGTCGGCGCGCTCAATATCAACGGCTGCCGGGTGCCTACCGACGAAAGCACGATCCGAACTAGCAATCAGCGAATGAGAAGCAAAGGGAAGCCCGGTAGTGCTTATGCGAGCGACGGTTATGTTCCAGGCCCACATAGGACAAGCGGATCAGATGAAGGTCGATATCCGGCCAATCTTCTGCACGACGGCAGCGAACAGGCTCAGTCCGTATTCCCCGATTCCTCGGAGCGTTTCTTTAACGCCTTCCCGGTCGAGCCGGAAGCGGTCTATTACCACAGCAAGGCGTCGACCAAGGATCGGGTGTTCCAATGCTCGATCTGCGGGGAGCACGGTGTCGGCATCAAGCCGGGTTGCGAGTGCATAGACAATCATGGCAACCGTAAACTGCGCGGCCATCCGACGGTTAAGCCAATCGGCCTGATGCGCCATCTGGTCCGCCTCGTCACGCCGCCCGGTGGCACCGTCCTCGATCCTTTCGCTGGCACAGGAACGACGGCTGCTGCCGCGATGGCAGAAGGCTTCGATTGCATCCTGATCGAAGGACAAGCGGAATATGCCGAGGACATCCGGGCGAGGCTTGAAATTCTGCCCCGGAAGGGCACACTTTCCTACAATCTCGACGATCTCCTATAGAGAATCGTAAATAAGGGCTTCAACAAAATGTTGAGATTTGTTACCTACGCAACCTGTTGAACCAAAGGGTTTAGGGATTCGCGCCGCGCCCCACATAACAGGCGGTGAGCAAGAGGAAAAATGAAATGATCGCCAGTATAGGGTCGCACCTGCCTAGCTTTTTTGGATATTCGATGGGCAAAATTATGAACTACTGGATGGTTCCTGAGCGTGACAAAATTTCAAGTTGGGCCGACGAAACGGCGCTCGGTCGTAAACTCGCCGATGAAATGTTCGAGCGGTGTGACGCCGAGGAATTGGCAATGCTTTTGCCGAAGGTTGTGGCTTGTATGCCATCCCTCGAAGGGGTCGAGATCGGCTTCCTTACCCGCGTCGGGGAAATTGCAGCGCTCGCAAAGCCACAGTCAGAGATGTGTTTAGCGGCCTAGGCCCGCCATTTGCCGTCGAGGATTGTGAGAAGCGTCCTCTTCGAGTTCGGATAGGTGATGATCTGTGTGTGGCTCCAACCGCTCGGCCCTTGGTTATAACCCTGGTCGAGCAGCCCACACAGACCAGCCACATAAACGCCATCAATTATCGCCGCGGAATGCGAGTGCCCGATGTTCATTCGGGTGGCGACCTTGATGAGATTTGTCGCCGATCCGCGCGCGCCGTTCGGCCCCATGTCCCCGTGCAATGCAGTCTCGATCCCGCCGTGCTCCTGGCAAACCACATAGGAGCCGTTCCTAGGGACGAAGGCGATGTCTTCGAGGCCGCGCTCGTCGTGCCGGGACAGAGCATATTGGAAGATGTCGAAGTGCTCTTCGCCTTCCTCGATCGCGCGATAGTATCGGTCGTTGAGGTGGCACCACGTTCGCAGGTTGGTCGGGTCTAACCTTGGATCGGCCTCGCGCAGCCAGCGCGGAAGGGCGTCGTTGTGATTCGATGCGACCACCACGCTCTTGCACCAGTCTGTTGCTGTAATCCGCAGAAACCGAGCGCACGCCCGGTTGGCTTCATCGACCGAATCGGTGCCTCCCCGGATCATGTCAAACATGAAGTGGTGGTCGCCGCGGCGGTGATGGTTCCGGGCCATGAAATCGAGGATATCGTGGAAGGCTTGGTGGCGGGGTTTCAGGGTGTGAAACAACGTCCCCTCGATCTCGACGATCTCTTCGCTCTCGACATCGAAGCCCCAAATTGCGCGGGCTACTGCCGGATCGATCTTTTCCCGGTGAATATCGCCCCAAGTGGCCTGCTCGATTCGTTGATCCTTGAAGATCAAACCGTCGCGCACCAACACATCAAGGTCTTGGAACGAGCCGTCCTTGGCCGCGTCGATCTGGCGGCAGAAGACCCGGCGCTGCTCGTCCACCTCGACGATGGTGGCCCCGATGGCATGGTGAAACTCGGCCTTGAGGCCAGCCTTTTTCTCGACGTAGTTCGGGACAGTGCAAGTGCCGCTCGTCATCACCATAGCCGGATGCTGGCCCGGTAGGGCGGGCACAGACACAAGCTGGCGCTTCGCGTGCGGGAAGATGCACCAAGCACCGCGCGAGTAGGTCTCCAATCCCGACAGAGGCCGGGTCGCGGTCGGCAAGATATTCATCTTGGCCGCGAACAGGAGCGGGCCGAGCATCTCGTTCTCGTGCAGGAGATAGGGCTGCACTTTATCGGGGAAGACCGCAGTGCGCGTTGCGTGATCCTCGAAAAGACCCTTCTGATATGTGAACCCGCCGACCACCAGGCGCGCGCCGATCTCTTCGGCATATGCGATCAGGTTCGACCAGAACGGCTCAGAAACAGTGGTTTCGTCTTGGGCCGCCGTCACCAGCCAGCGGTCAATACGGCGGGGCGCAGCGACAACCTTGCGGATGTGCCTACTCTTGGTCCGATCTCCGGTGGCCCGTGCCTGCTCATTCAATTCGGCCCGGTATTGGTTGAGGCGGTCGAGCACAAAAGGCGCGGATTTTTTGCCCCGGATGCGCGAGGCCCGTTTCGAGACCGACTCTTTTGTCTGACCTAGCTGCTCGGCAACCTCTTCGAGCCGAGGAAAGCGGACGTGATCGTTCCAAACCGCGAGGAAATTCGCCTCGCTATGCAGCGCATTTGGCACCAAGCGACCCCTTATCTGAAACCGAGAAAAACCCCAATAACTCCGATGGCTGCCGCAATGATCGGCCAGAGTTTGTTCAACCAATCGACGACGTTCCCGGCACCGTCGAGGCGGTGGCCTCGGGCTTCGAGTTGCATGATCCGGTCGGAGTGCGAATTGAGCCGATCGTGCAGAACACCTTCGATTTTATCGATGCGCTCGCCGACCGTGGACCAGTTGGCTTGACGCTCTTCGACGCGCACTAGGCGCTCAAGGGTATGGCGCTGAATCTGATCGAGGGCGGCAATCTGAGTGGTAACGGCGGCGAGGTTGATTGTGATCTGCTGCAAGACTTGGAGATGCGCGTCATAGTCGGAGTTTTCACTCATCGATTGCGTCCTTGCAGGTTTGGATAACGGGTTCGGTTTCCCCGAGGCGCGCGGAACGAAGTTCGCGGCCCGCCCACAGGAGAAGGTAGCGTTCGGCAAGATCGTGCGCCTTCCGCAGTGCTTCATCGGTGTCGGGATAGGTCGGGGCGGGACCGAGGTTCTTGGGCACACAGGACACCGGCTTCTCGATCACAACGCGCTGAGTGCGAACTTCCGGTTCCCGCGCAACAGTTGTGCAGCCTGACAGCGCGGAAGCGGCGAGCGCCATTCCGAGGACGATCTTGGTATTCATCGCAGGCTCTCCATGACTTTGCGATCGACATCGCGGGCGCGCTCAAGTTCGGTTGAGCCTTTGATCGTGTCGGCTAGGGCCGCGTCCACGCGCCGCTGAGCGTCACGAGTGATCGTTTTGGCCTCGGCAACAGCTTCGGTCGCCTTGGCGATAGCCCGCGCGCCCTTGGCCGCCGAGATCGCGATGGACTCGTTCTGCTGCGAGAGGGCCGTTTCGAGTGTCGTGACGCTCGCGCGGCAGGTGCCTAGGCGTGCAACGAGACCGATCTTGGGGTCGTTGATCTGCTTGTCGAGCGTGGCGATCTCGGTGCGCAGACCGCGCTTGTCGAAGCTCTGCTTCACGTTGACGCCGACCGAGATCACCAGTGCCACACCGAGGCCGCCTGCGATCAGTTTGTCATAGAGGGTGCCGAGGATCATGCCTCGCACTCCGAACGCTTCACGTTGCCGATGCGGTGATTGATCCAGCCGCGATAGAACACGCGCAGCTTGCCGTTGACGCGCACCAGGCGATCATATTCGGCGCGCTGCTGGCGATCGAGGCTGTCAAGCATCGTCACGCACGACTTGGGGCCAAGATGGTCGCGGCATTGCGCCCAAGCGGCAATTGTCGCGGGGCCGATCTTCCCGTCGGCGGCGAGAGTCGTATTGCAGACCTCGTTGACTGCCCGCTGAAAGAACCGCGCGGGACGAGCAGGCCCCATGTTGGTTGTCGTGTCGGCCACCTCTTTCGCCACTGCGGCGTCAATTGCGACGAGCGGGAGCAACTTCGGGCGTTCGAGGTAGTCGATGAACAGGATCGTATCGGCGCACGGCTTGACCATGCGAACCGGGCGGCTCGCCTCTGCGTCCGCGATCATCTGGTTGAGAGCGTCGGGGCACCAGCGCGGCAGATCGCGCATATCACCTTTGAAGCCATGCTTGCGGGCAACCGCAGCGGTGATCCCGTGATTGGTCGCGCCACCGGGATCGTTCTTGTGATCGACGAAACCACCTTCAAGAGCGAAGATTGCCCCGAGAATGCCGACCACGCCCGCAGCAAGGCCGGTTTTGCGACCGACGGCTGCTGGCTTCTGTGTTTGCGGTTTACTTTTCACGCTGCACCTCGGGCTGTTCGATCAGGGTTCCGACCATGATTGCGATAGCCGTGACGATGAGGATGGTGAGCAGGACCCAACGGTCGGCGTTGAGTGCGATCGCGACGCTCAATGCCATCGTCCCAAGCACGTTGGCCTGGTTGGACATGAGGCGGTGCCAGTCGCGCCAGTCGGGCACGATCTGCCAAAATTCTCGACGTAAAGGGCGCAACCAACCGAACATCGTGCTCATCTTCCTGATTCACCTTAAAGGTGAGGTTTAACGTGAGCAAGGGTGACAGGGAACCCGAAAAGTGAATTGTTTTTAGAAGGCTCCGAAGCCGGTCGGTGGACTGTATGCCCAATCGGCGGCCTTTGGTTTGATCGTCACCCGATCCCCACTGCGCCGCAAGGTGGCACCAATGCGAGGTGAATCGGTCGGGGTAGCTGCCGGGATCGTTGTTGCGGCACCCGTGCCTGCTGCGGGGTCGCCATTCCATGTTCCGTTTTTACCGAACCAAATTTGGCCGGTCGTCCCGTCGAAAGCCATCATGATTCGGTCGCCCGCCGCGTAAGAGGCATAAGTTTGGATCGTGGCGTTCGTCTTGACCACTGCTCCGTTTGCCGCATACCCAACACTGCTGACTGTCTGCCCGAAAAACCCGGTGAGCGAAACGCTCCGACCGATACCGATATTCAGGTTGGCGATCTGTGCATCGATCCCGAACTCGATATAGTGTTTGCCCGTGGTCGGGACCTTGTTACCCCGCGCAACATAGAAAGCCGTGGCAGTGGTGCCAGGGGCTTCGGCTGTCTGCCTAGCGTTGGTGAAGACAACACCCGTTCGGCGGTCATCAACAACGGTCCCATAGGCCATCGGAAGGCTGTCTTGATACGTGCCCGCAAAGGCCGCAAAGAAATCTTGACCCAGCGAGCGAATACCGCCGATCAAAATATGAACAATATCGGCGGCGATTGGGTAATCGTCCATGTCAATTGCCGTGGTGTCGGCAGTAGTATCTGCAACAAGTGTTTGAAACGCTTTGATCGTGCTTGTCGTCGTTCTGTTGGACGACAGAATCCGGCCAAGGATGAACTTGGTCGCGGCGCTACCAATGTCAGTTCTGACGGCTGAAATAAACGCTGATAGGTTGGTCCCGTAAGCGGGGCCTGCTGTGCTACTGTTGGCGTCTTCCTCGCCCTGCATCCAGAAGAAGGCGGGCGTCGTGTATGCCACGCTTTCGGAGTCAAGCGCCGCTTTGGTGGCCGCAACCACGGACACTAGCCCGTCGTAAAGATCGCCCGTGGAATCTGGCGACCAGTCCTCGCCTGTCCGAAGCGCCAACTGTGTCCCGTTACGGGCTTGTTTGACAATCACCAGTGGTGTCGTCGGGTTTGCTGCGCGAAATGCTTTGGCGAAAGCCGCCTCTGGTCCCCACTTCTGCGGAGCGGTCGCCCCGAAGTTGAAGGTGTCCGAATTGACCCCGGCTTCGTAAACCTCAAGGGCTGAGGTGTGGGTATTCCAGATGCGGACACCGGAATCCGTGCCACCAAGATCGACCGGAACATCACTTCCGGTGGTCTCGAAAGCCGTCATGTTCGACTGACCGGCGAAAACGGCAATCACCGTATCACCAGCCGGGGCAGGTGCGGCAGACAAGGTTGATGCGATGATTCCGAAAATCATGCGGCCACCACTTGACCGAACAGGTCCAACACATCAGTTGCCACCCGCTTCAAGGTTGCGGTGCCACCGGGCGGAATGACAAGAGAGCCGCTTGCGGGCGGGTTCACAATAACCCCGCTTCCGGCCACGATGGTAAGGTTCCCGTCCCCCGCAGCGTTGCGGATGTTCCATTCCCCATCCACGGTCAATGCCTCAGTCGCTTCGGGCCGAACGGTGAGGGTCTTGGCCCCTGCCGCTGTGTGACGTGCGTAAGCGCCCTGATCTGCGTTGAGCAAATTCTCGGCGGCGCCCGCCTTGGTAATCACAGGCGCGGGGCCTGCTGCACCGCCCCCGCCCGTTGGCAGTTCCCCCCACATTGCGCCCGAGAAGGTCAGAAAAACCCCGGCAGTCCGGTCGTAAATCAGCCAGCCTTCGGCGGGCGTCACGTAAACCCAAGCACCGTTATCGCGGATCGCAACCGCGTTGGCATTGGAAGGGTGCGTCTCGTCGAAAATATAGACATCCCCGTTCACAGGCACGCCGGGGTCGGCGGCGACCTTGGCGATCACACCGCCCTGAGTGAGCACCGACAGCTTGAGAAGGTTGAGGTCCATCTCGTCCTTCCACCCGTCTTCTCCAAGATCGAAGAAGGCTTGTAGCGCGAGATTGGGCAATGAACGTGCTGGCATGGTGCAGACCTTCTATTTCATCTTAAAGTTGACTTTGCACCAATAGGCGGTGCGGTTCAATGATAATTACCTGAGAATGTCAGGCCCCGCCGTAGTTGAAGCCGTAGCCAAAACCGTAGCCGCTGTTGAGAATCACGTTGAACGAATACCGCTGGTATGAGGCAAGAGTGCCGCGCGCCGATTCAACCTCGACCCGAACGACCGAAGGAACGCTATCCGCAACCTGCATGGCCGACGTATAGGTCCACGTCGCTGCTGCGATCCCTGACTCGGTGCGGAGCAGAACACCAGCAAGAGTATAGATGCGAAACGTGTAGGTCGTCCCAGGCTCGGGGCCGATCGAAGGATCGGTGTGCGAAACCAACTGATCTTCCTGCATCACGCGGTCGCGGTGCGCCCATGTGAAGACGGGTTCCGGGTGCTCTCCGACGTGCTCAAAAACCGAAACACCGTCGATTTTGAGATCGGCAGGCGGATAGGGGCGCGCGTGCCGTCCGACCAGGTCGATGGTCAGTTCTGCGACAAGGGTGCCGTCGATAACAAGGCCGCCACTTCTCGGAAGAACTGAGGCTCGGACGCTTTCCCCAGCAACGTAGTTTTGGCCGTCACCGGAAAGATCATCGTCGAGTGCCCACAGCCGAGCACCAGGTGCGTGCGGTGCCGGGATCGTATCACCGCAGCCACGGGCAATCGTCCCCGTGAAAGTTTCAGGGTCGTAGGCGACCAGTTCGACGTGCTCATCGTCGAGCAAAAGCATCTGTCCGATATTGTCGCTATCGAAGTCGAAAGGTTGTTCGACCGTGAATGCTGTATCCAACGGCCCAATCGCCGAGACCAGAGTTGCCGATCCCGAGTAACTGCGGTTCTTTGTGAGGATAGCGTCACTCTGCCCGACAATGCCGGTCGCCAGATCGTAGAGGTAAGAGTTCCCTCCCGTCGGGATCGCCATTGCGCCGACCGCCGCGTCGCTTTCGTCAAAGGAACCGAGGTCTCCTGGCCCGACGGCAGTGTAAAGGTCGCGATAACTGAGTTCGGTCAGAATCTCGGCTGCCGCAGGCTCCGGGTCGCCAAATGGTTTGATCCACTGGTTCTCGGTCGTGCCTGTGAAAGTGGTCGCCGGAAGTGCGAAAACATCTTCCATAGCCTTCGCGGTAATGGCGCGTTGACCGTTGGAGGGGCCTTCGCTCATTTCTCCGATTCGGACGACCATGTTCGAAATGTTGTTCTGCGCCGAGGAAATTCGGCAAACGGAACCGGGAGCAAGTTGCCATGCGCGCCGGTCGAATTTGAGCCGGAACTTCTTTAGGCCTACCGATAGCAGCCGCAACTCTCGTTGGGCGACCCTCGCCCCGAGTTCCCGCGTTGCCAATCCCTTGAACTCGATGGACCGAGAAACCGGGCCGTCACTCGCACGCCAAGCCGCGATGTTCTGCGCCCTGACCTGAAAATCCTGCCGTGTTTGGGGGTCGAAGCCTGTGATGACAACTTCGTTCACACCTTCCGAAGAACCGCTGTCATCCTCCTCAATCTCAAGCAGTCCGGTGTCAAGATCGAAATGCGGGATCGTCGCAGGATCATAGTCGTCGCGAAGTAACCGCAGCGTGTATCGCCCGGTATTGCGGTCTTGGTAGATGACGGCACCGATATGATCGGCGACAACCTGAATAAAAGAATCCACGTCTTCTTGGCGATACCAAGGGATACACAGCCCTAAACCCTCAGCACAAAGCAAGTTGGCCGCATAGGTAAAGCTGTTCTCATCCAGCATCTCGGTAGGCTCACCCTTACCCCAATTCGGGTCGGTCAAGCACTGATAGATGATATGCGCCGGGTTCATCGCATGAACATTGCCGTCAGCGAGATAGATCGTGGCCTTAGCTGGATACCAGCATTGATCGTTATGCCACCCTTTGCGGGAACGCCAAACCCGGAAACGCCATTCCTTGAGATACGGATTCATTGAAGCAACGAGGCCGTCGAAGAGAATCGCGGTAAAACCGCGCCACTCCCCGCTCAGCCCACCCATCGCTTGCTTGATATCGGGGATAGTGGTGGACGGGACCGGGCCTGTTGAGGCTGATTTGATGGTCTCCCCCCATCCCACACCTCCCCCTACGAACGGAGCGCTTGCAAAAGTCGGTCCAGGTAGCACCTGATCTTCACCGCCCTGCAAAAGCAAAAAACCGCCTTGGATACCGCCCTCTTTCTCGGAGCCACCGAAAAGATCAGGGCTGTTGATGTAGTTAGGGGAATCGTCACAGACTGCCCCGCTCCAAGCGATCTTCTCCCCTACCTCGATCTCGCGAAGGGCATCAATTGGGCCTCGACCGAAACCCGCGGCAAAGGTCATCAGGTAGTGGAAACCGACGGTAACTTTGCCCTTACCCATCGATCACATCCTTCTTTGCTGCGGCAATCGCTCGCTCGGCCATCGGATCGCCCCACTGCCCTAGAATCGATGATGGGATTCCGTTTTCGAGGAAGTCTGACCAGTTGAGGTCGTGCGCCTGAAACCAGCGACGAGCGCCGCCTGCACACAATTTAGCCGCCCGGATGTGCTTCATGTGGACAATGGGGTCGCTCACTTCTTGCCCCCTTTTCGAATCTTCTTTGTCCGCAAGTTCCCGAACCAGATCACCTGCCAACCAGCGGTCCAACAGTCCCCGAAGAAAACGGCCTGCTCCGTGCCTTCCTCAACCTGCGGGAAATCGAAATCTTCGAGCGAGGCTGGCTGCGGTTTCTGCGTTGGTGTGAGCAATGCCGATATCGCGAAGTGCGCGACAAAAAGAGCAAAACTGACAAGGAAGGGAAGTGCCATCAAAAATCCTCAGAAGAGATTCTGCCCGTAGGGGGACTCACCGGGCATTTGGGGAATGCCTCCATAGTTCACTAAATTATTGAATTTGTCTTGGCAAGTCGATGTTAGGCGGTCGCAGCCGGGATACATGACAATTTGCTGGCCGACTTCGATCCCGTCGGCACGTCCGAAGATCAGAAACTCGGTAGAAGAAGGCCCTCGCTCAATAGCGCGCTGTTCGATCGTCCCGCTGCCGTCCGCGTCCCATGCGACGATCCCGCCGTCGAAATACCCAACACTGCTCTGCGGCGCCCCTTCCCGCACTGGTTCAGCGGATACAGTGAAGCCGTTACCTGTCACAGCCGAGACCTCGGCTGTGTGCGCGAAATTCTCCTGCGGCGCGCGGCACTGCTCATCATAGAGGATGTGGGGACAAGTGCGCGACCAGGTGAGCCGCAAACCGCCCCGGCGCAATTTGCCGATCGCGCAGAAGATCGTCGCGCGGCCTCGGCCATCCCGTTTGACGTTAGCCACCTTGCCCGCGAAGAACACGACCGCTTCGGGATCATCAAAGTGCTTGCGTAGGATGACAACGCGAACATTCTCACTCGGCGGTGTCGCGCGGAACAGTCCCACCACCGGAAGATTATCTGCAAGATTGATCTTCAATTCAGGCGGATTGTCTCCGCCAGTAGTGGTTCCTTCATCGGCGATTGGGACCGCCAGATATGTGTCGGTGCTACCGTTGATCGTCAATTCAAGATCGCGATCCGACGAGTTGTAGAACCAGGCACTATTGCCCCAACGAAACTCATAGAAATGGATCGGGCGACCGTCCTGATTGGAAATCTCTCTATTGCCGAAAGACATCTGCTTTCCTTAAACTGTAA